TTCATAATTCTGTAATTTTGTTCTAATCGCTCTCTTTCAAAAGCAATACGAGCATAAATAACATGTTCCTTATGTTTTTCTTCTGAAATTCTAAAAATGTCATCCAAAGTTAATACTTCAGTAGCCAATTCAGGAAATTTCTTAAATAAACCTTTAGCACCTAATCCTTTTACACCTGCTACTTTATCTGAATTATCTCCAAGTAACATTTTATATAAAATAAAATTATCTGCTAAGACATTAAATTTTTCTTTAACTGTATCTTTAGTATAATACTCTTTTTCGATTGGACGATATACAATAACATCGTCATTTACCAGTTGTATAAAGTCTTTATCCGATGAAACAATAAAGACCTTGGAACCATATGTTTTAGGAAGAATATCGCTATAATACGCTATAATATCATCTGCTTCAGCTTTGTCAATTGCGACAGTCTTAACAGGTAAACATTTTAGGTAATGAGCAATACGAACGATTTGACTAATTTTAGCATCATCTTCGTCTTCTAAATCTTCAAATACTTCCCAGTTTGTAATTCGAGTTATATTACGACCCGATTTATATTCGGGGAGAAGGTTCTTCCTATTAGTGGAAGAACCAATCCCGTCGAATACTACAAAAACTGATGTTGGTTGGATTTGTTGAATTAAAGATCCTAATGAACGCATAAAACCACCTAAACCTCCGACGTGCGCTCCTTGAGAATTTACAATATTCAACATTGCAAAGTTCCTAAAGAATAGATTTAAACCATCTATCAAAAGTACTCGGTCATACTTTTTAGCGGATACTGTGTCATTCTCCTCAACTACACTGTCAAGAAGTTTAAATAATTCGTTCTTTTTCATATTAATCCGGTTCCTGTGTGAAGATGTTTTCTGATTCAAATGAATCATTTTCTTCAAAGATATCAAAATCCATACCTCCAAGTACTTTCATCCATTCAGACGCGTGTGCATCTTTATATGTTTTAAGTTCCTTGTCTGTATCGTTAATGAATCCGTGGGGTGTCATGATAATCTTACCTCTTGACTGTACACCATTAATGTGGTTTTTATCAATCTGGATGTTTGTTCTTTTAGCAAATTCAACTTGCTTACCATCTTTAATCGCTTTGATTTTAGATGTACCTGCATTTGAAATATTACCAAATGTTACTACGAACGTAGCATCAAACCACATAGCAAATCCACCTTTGTTCATCAACTTTGGTTGACCCATAGGTACTTCTGCTTTTGCTGTCCAAACTTTATTAACACATACTAATGTATTAGTGTAAGGTGAAGATTCTTTACGTGACAGTGTCATTTTTTGGTTAACGTTGTTACCAAACTGTGTGCTCATTGCACCTGCATTCCACTCATTATTGTTCTTATTTGAACGAACAGATAATTCACAAGGTACCGAACCGATTGAGTCCCATAGGAACAATAAATCGTAAGGTAAATTGCCTTTTTTCTGTTCATCTAATAAATCAAGAATAAAAGCAGCTACATCTTCAATAGTATGCAATGTTTCACGGTCAACATAGATAAAATTACCTTCGTAATTCAGGACTTCGCCTGTTGTTTCATCTACAATTTCGTTTACTTGCAAACCCATCTGAGTAGCATGCTCCCAATTCCATTTCATCTCGGTAATAATGAACACAGGTAGAACCTTCATTTTTTGAGCAGACACTGCTGCTTCAATCATTGCGGTTGTTTTACCTGTGTCACTATGACCTCGAAGTAGAACAATATGGCCCATAGGAATACCTGGTACTGAGGTTACTTCCTGGAAAGCAGGACTAAGAGGGATCCACCTTTGCTCTTTAAATTTTACATTTGAATTGAGCATTTTCTTCTCTTTAAACTTAGTCAAATCAAAGTTTGATCTGAGTTCTGAGGATAGAGCCGCCGTTAGCGATTCGCTTTTTTTACTTTTAGCCATAATGTTTTTTTAGTTTATTTTTCCCAAGGCAAGTCGCCTGCTTCTTCTTCGTCTTCAAATAATGCATCAAACTTATCTGCTTTGCTTACTTTAGCAGCTGCAGGAGTTTTGATAGAATAAGCTTTACCAGTTGCTACAGGTGCTGCTTCTTCTTCTTTTTCATCATCGATAATTGAACCTTCTTCTGGTTCTTCTGGAGTCAACCACTCTTGTAGAGCTGATTTCATCTCGTCGAATGAATAGCGTTTGAACACTTCCATTGGGTTAGGTTGGTTTTCTAACAACGCTTTAACAGCATCTTTGCTATCAGCTAAAGGTGTTTCCTTTACTTTAGGCATAATGGTTGTTTTGTTGTAGTTAGTACCAGTTACTTCAGGACCTACAGTCGTCAAAGTAATGTCGCGTCCGGTTGATACATCTGTAAAATCCCCAACGTCCTCGTTATCAGCAAGGTTCAAGAAATCCATGTACAATTCTTTACCAAACTGCCACAATTTAACACCTTCAGATTCTTCACCGCGAACGATAATAGGAACGAAGATACGCATTTTTGGCTCAACTTTTTTAGCCAATCTCCAGTTTTCTTTATCTGAAGTTTGACGAAGTTGTTTAGCGAATTCTACAATTGGATCTTTTTCACCCCAGTTAATAGGAGATACCATTGTGTTTTTACCGATACCATAGTGGAAATACATTTCTGTGAATGGATTGAGCTTATTGTACTTAGAAGGTACAACACGAACAACTTGTTTGCCAACGGATGGCTTCCAAAACACTGATTTCTTTTCACCCGATTTACCGGAAGATTTTGACTGCATTGCTGACAGTCGGTTTTTCATTTCATTTAAATCCATAACTAATCAATTTTTATTTGTAACGTTAATATAATAACCTTTTGGCGGGATGCCAAATTAAAGTTCAATTATTTTGAATACTTTTGTATTCAATTGTTTGATATCACCATTTTGGGTAAGTAATATACAATTTTTATAGTGTTGCCAATTAACCCTATATGATACATCAACCACTCCACCGTTTAATTTCTTAATTAAATCGTTTAAAGCGTTAATTGTATATAGAGTATTGGTTTCTTTCTTTCTATGTACTAGAATAGTATTAACGGGAATATTCTCAACGTTTCCTTGATCCACGTTGTATGTAATTACATATTCGTTTGTACTCTTTACAAAAAGCACAAACATCTTGTTGTACATGATACTGTATGCTCTCGAAATATCCTCAATAAGGAAATCTAATGCCTCTTCTGTAACGAATGTACAAAATAACTTGTTATTCAAATCTGTAGTATTTAATTGGGTTGTCTCCCAATACATATTCCTATCTTTATTGAAAATCGTAGCTTGTTCCATAACCTATTTTTATCTGTAACTGTTTATTTTTAAATATTTCTTTAATATCTTCCATTAAATTTTCACCCTCATCGTAATCGAATAAAAAACTATCATAAGTATATAATACTAATTTAGTGTTTTTCCCTCTTAACAACTTATGTATTTCCATCAATATACAAACGTTTGTTGACGTCTCCACGTTTTGTAAAATATAATTAAAAAGCTTTTGTGGATTCATATTATCCAGCTCACTCTTTTTAAAGCAATAACTTGAACCAGGCACAATAACTTGACCTAAGTTATTAAAATCCTTCCAGTTATTGTCAATAAATTTCTTTACTTGTTGAAAAAATTCAAGGTGCTCATACTCTTTAAATACGCCTCCGTATAGTTGCTTAAACGTGAGCTCTTTGGCTTCTTTGTAGCTCGTACCGTAGAGGTCCGCGAATGCTTGGTGGACATCGACATCGCCAAAATCATAGGAAACCAAGCGACTAGCGAGATGAGGATGGTATGCACTAATATCGAGCTCCACAAACCCATGACTCGATATGAGACTCCCCCTTGCGCCATTATCCTTGTTTAGTGCGGCAAAATTAATGCCATTAAAAGAGTTACTTGGTCTACGTGTTGTTGTAAAAAGGTTGTAATTGGTGTAGACTCTACCGTCCGCAATTGAGTAAAGCGGATTAATTGGTTTAAGGTGTTTATAAAACTGTTCTTCATCTATTTTGATTCCGTTTTTTTCGATTCCAAAGAATGCGAGTGTTGTTTTGTTGTTGTAAAAATCAAAGTACGGTGGTAAATCCTCGGTAAATTGCGTTTTTACTTTGTTATAAATATGTTCACACACTTCATAATGCTTAGCTACCGGAATTACTTTATTGATTTTAGTATAATCCGGATACTTGTTTTGGAAGTATGTGTGGGTTGGTGTTTGATCTTGTATATACGGAGGATTGAGTATGGATAGGTCGCGCAGGCCTTTAATTTGAAAATAATATAACGCGTTTTTCTTATCTCGTACCCA